ATCTCCTGAAAGAAAGTTATTATCTGCTTCATCTTTAGTATAAAAGTTAGTTAAACCACTTATATTATAGATTTCACTTTCAGTTAATCCGTCTAAATCACTAATAGTAGTGTCTCCTGAAAGAAAGTTATCTATTGTTTCTCCACTTGTATAATAATCACTTGAATCAAAAATATCTCCTGTTTCATCTAAAAATAATAATGAATCTATATAATCTGTCATTACATCATTCAATATAGGTCCTGTAATAGCTTTTGAAGCATTAGCTTTAATGTATAAATCTAATTTTGATTTTAAATCTGTTTTATTATATTGTGCCATATCTTATATTAATTTATTGATATTAAAAAATCATTATTATAATCATTATTAAAATCAGGAATTTCTAAAAAATCACCATCTATAAATTCTAAAAATTTAATATAAACTTCATTATGATCCATATCTACAAATAAATCATTATGATCCATTATTAAATATTTTTCCGATTTATTACCCATTTATATATATTAATTATTTTTATTTTTTTCTTCTTCTCTTTTTCTTTTCATTTTTTCCTTTCGATTTCTTTCCGTTATTTTCTTTCTTTCTCTATATGCTTTTGCCCTATCACTATCTGGGTATAATTTAACATATAAATATTCTTCTAAATTTTTTTTATTAATGTAATTTCTTTTAACATCACAATAAGACCTTCTTCGAAGTCTTTCTCTTTTACTTAAAGGATGTATTACTCTATCATTATCATTACGATAAGGTAAGTAATATATCTTATCAAATAATTTATCATAAATATAAACACCTTTCATACCTAATAATCTCCCTAATAATTGATGATTATTTGCTTCTTCTAATTCCTTTGTCCATAATTTCATAGGACAATTGTAAATTAAATCATAATATATATGTCTAACCTTCATTATATCACCTTCTATCCATTTTTCTAATTTTATTTCTGGCATTTTTTTTGATTACTTTTTAAATTTTTCTATAATTAAATTTTCAATTTTTTCATTTAAATTTTTAGAATTACCCATAAATTGTCTTTTTGGAATATCTATCTTATCACTTAATGCTAATGCTCTCCATTTTTCCTTACCTGTTGATTTATATTTACTCCAAAAGAAATTTCTCATATTTTCATTTACCATAATTTTCCCACCTTCATTATGTATTTTTGCGTATTTAGAATCAGCAATTATTTCCACTTTATTTTTACTAACACTTTTAACTCTTATAGAGTTCCATAAATTACCTCTTTCTATTAATATCTTTCTTTGTATTGAATCATCACTTAACTTCTGCCATTTAACCCCATCCCAACTTTGATTTATAAAGGAATCTTTAAAAAAATTAACACTCTCATCACCAATATCTGACATCAATGATTTCCCAAATTTTTTTTGTTTATTATCAATAAAATCGTAAAATTTCTTACTATCTATTTCTATTTTCATAAATATGAATGATTTTTATTAAAATATAATCCAGATTTGCCTGGATTTACCACAATACCCTTTGTATCATCTTCTACATCAGGTGCTTTTGTTTCATTTGCTTTATTATGTATTTTATAGGTGCATCTACAATTATATGCTGATCCAGGGAAATGATTATTCCAAAAACCATCTTTTACATTTTTAACAACACCATTTAATTGCCTGTGTTCAGGTCTTGTTTTGTCATCCATTACTGCAACCCATTCTAAATATTTATCTTTCTTTATTTTATTCCATTGTTGTATTTGATTAGATAATTTATTTACAGTATTCCCTTCTACTTTCATATATGTTGTATGTAGATTTAATGGATTTTCACCCATCTTTATAAATTCATTTATATTACCACCTGATTTTGTTTTCATAACAGATAATTTTTGTTCTAAATCTCTTTTTTTACCACTTGAAAAATCTTGTAAATTTTTTAATCTGGTGCTATCTTCTGGTGCTAATCCCATTGTTTGTGATTTCAAGTATGATAAAACTTCATTATAATATGAGGTTGGAATAGATCCATTATTAAAATAATACCTTAAGATATTATTCTTATTATTTGTTATGAACTTTTCAAATTTTGTAAAACTCATTTATTTGTTTCTTTTTTGAACATCAGGTTTTTGCTTGTCTTTACTATCAATTTTAACAGGAGAACCTGAAATATTTTCTTTTTTCCCTGTTATAGGTATATTATATCTTTCACTTATATAATCTTCATCTATATCATAAAATTGTAGTAATGCAGTATCTATATTAATTCTATCTTGTATTAGTAATTTTTCTTCATCTACAAAATTAAATTTAATATCATCTTTTACAACACCTAACATTTTTAACTTTGGAATCATATGATTATTTATCCAAAATTTAATATTTCTTAAATCCTTTTGTGCCTTATAATTAAACATTCTATTATGTAAATATGCTTGTGAATAACTTGCTGAATCTTCACTTGACATTGTTTGTCCTAAAACAGCCTTGTATATTTCTTTGTTTAAAGTTGATAATAAAGTTTCAAAATTAGATGTATCACTTTTATTTCCTGATACTATTTCTAATTCATCTTCTAATCCAATAACAGCAGTCATATTAGATGCCATATTCTTTAACATTTCTAATTCCCTTTTTCTTGCCCTATCATCTTGTTTATTACTTTTCAAAAACATTGGTGGAATACCAAATATTTCTGTAAAATGATTCCACGATTTTAAGCATTCTTTCTTATATAGAATAATAGGAGTTAATTTATGTAATAACCCTAAATCAGATATATCTTCTGTATATTCCAATAACCATTTATATTTTGATTCTGTCCTATATGAAAAGGTATCTCCCATATCCTTTGCATATCTTTTAATCAACCCATATTCAGGAATAACATTTTTTCTTGGTATTAAATTAACACCAAATATTTCATTATTATCATCAACACCATTCATTTCTATTAATGAATGACCCCAAAATATTGAATTTACACAATGTTTCAAAGTATCAAAAAACCATTTACCATTAAATAAAGAATCATAATTATGTATTTGATTATTATTTTTATCGGTTATTTTCCAATTAGTAGTAAGTATTCTTTCTATTCTTTGGTCTATTGCTCCACTTAAAGAAGTGTCTAAAAGAACATCATTATAAATATTATATAAATAATATCTATTCTTATTGTTTTCAGCAACTGAAAGAGCATCTCTCCAATCTTTTATAGTTTGTTTTGACCTGAACGCCAAGTCATCACTTAATTTTTGAATAATTTTTGGTCCTTCATTATTAACTTCATTCAAAATTACCTGTGGAACTGGTTTTATCTTTTTTTCCTTTTTATTACTAAAAATACCCATTAAATTTACTTATTTTTTTAATAATCATAATGATTCTTCTTATCACTATGCCATACCATACCGCCCCAACTATCATAATTCAAATTCTTTTGTGGTATGTTTAAAGATACCTTTTGATCTCTTATATCTTTTAATAGTTGCATAGTTTTATTATATTTATTCTCAATTACTTCTGGGATAATATCTGTTGTTATTCTTGATAACAATTCATATATAACCATATCACATAATATATTAACAATCACCCTATTCCTATCTTCACCTGTTTGTTGTAAAAATGAATTAGTATCATAAATGTTTGATAAATAAATCTTTAACATTTCAATTGAATCTTTTTCAACCATGGTTAATAATTCATTATTAGGTGTTATAACATTAGTCAATTCTAATGAATCAGACAATACATTTGTTTTAATTTTTGATCTTAAATCTGCTATCGTTAAAAAAATCATAAATTTTATTTTATTTTATATATTAAAAATTTTATTGTTAATTTTACCACTCCCAGTGATCTGAATTAGCCAAATCCATTATAGGGTTGAATTCATTCTTATTATCATCTCCTAATATATTTATCTTATTTATTGCTCCGCTTAAAGCATCAGGAAAATCATCATTCATTGTTCCATTTCTTTCAAACCCTGTTAATTGACTTAATGCTTCTTTAAAATCCTTTTCTTCTTCTAATTTCATATTAAAAAATACAATATCCCTTTCAAAATATGGTGTTATTGCTTCTATTCTTGCGTATTTTTCCGTATTCTTCTTTTTATCCATCAAAACATTTAGAGTCACACCATATTCCTTTTCCATCGTCTCATATTCCTTCTTTAAGTAAGATTGCCCTGCATTTCCTTCTTGATATATCCTAAATGATGTTTTATCATAATTAAGTAAATAATAATCAAATATCCATTTAATCATTGTTCTCATTGTGCATTTTTTAAGAAAAACATCTAATATTGAAAATATACCATCTTTCTTTCCTATTGCTACAACACACTTATAATCACTATTTGAAGTCCAACTTGGATCAATATATAAGACTACTGTGTTGAAATCGTCTATTGACATATCTTTTAAGTGTATATTTTCATATTTGAATAATAATCCTTCTTTCACAGGATTATTCATATATTCCCTCTGAAATTCAATATTACCTATAATTTCTTTTTCTTTTAATAACCAATCTTTTGTAAATCTTTCGGGCCAAGCAACTTTACCTGTATCTTGAAAAGCATTTACCCTTGTTTTATATATGTTTTTAATCTTTTCAAAATGACCTATTAATGAATTATCGTTAAATTTATTACCTATAAACAATATCTTGTATTCTGTTGCTGTTGAAGGTTTTAACTCTGAATTCCACCAATCAATTAATTGTCTTACCCTTCTATCACTCCTTGAATTTTCATTATCATCAATATCATCTATCAATATAAAATCAGGTCTGTAATTCCTATATTTGATACCCCTTGGACTTTGACCTCTACCTAATGCTGAACAGGCTAAATCATATGAAGGAACTTCAAATCTGTCTGCTCTCCATTCACTACCTTTTTCTTTGAATGGTCCAAAATCATCTACCAATAATATATTGTTTAATAACTCATTTTGTATATTTTGAAGTTGTGTGATTGAAAAATCCTTTGATTTTGAAACATATACGAGATTATGGATATCTCTCCTTATAATCAACCATAATATGATAAACATAGAAACACTTGTTTTCCCGTGATTTCTCGCCCATTGAAATAACCCTATAAAATTGTGTTTTACATCTATCCTATTTGCTGCATCTAAATGAAATGGTGCTAATTCAATTAATTTACCATTTTTATCTTTACAATAATGTTCTAAATAAGTCTTAACAAAATATTTGAAGTCTGTTTTTGCCCTATTCTTCCTTTTGGTTATAACAGCCTTATTTGTGTTTGACCTTTTTGAAATTCCTTTAATCCAATTTGCTTGTTCCTCAAATTGTTTCCTTAAAGTCTCTTCATTTCTTGTAGGCTTACTTATAATATCCTTATAATCAGGATTATCTTCATAGTAATATTTACCCATTAATTCTCTATTAAATATTTTGAAACAAAAGGTAATAATGAATTTTTTAATTCTTCATCATCCATTTTATCTACAAGTTTAAACTTATCGCCATAGACTATATATACATCCTCTTCTTTATTAAACCTAAAAATATCAATATTCTCTTCTATGAATGTATTGGTTTCTTCTTCTTCTAAATAAAAAACTTTATTTAATATAACACCTATCCTTGAACCTACTCTATAATATTTGTCCATTATTCGTTTGTTATTTTTATTATAAAGGTTTTTTCTAAATCTTGTAATTGTTCAGCCAATTCAGTATGTCCTTCATTTATTAAAAATTTATTGAAAGATATAAATATTGCCCAATATTGTTCAGATTTTATCTTATCGCTGAATTTTGCTGGGAAAAATGCTTTTAACCCTTTCTCAACTGCCCTATAATCAGGTTGTTTAGTTGTTGTCCTAACTCCTTTTAAAGTCTTATTACCATTTGAATCTATAACCCATTGTTTTGATTCTTCTTCACCACCATTAACTAATTTTTCAAAAGATTTTATCAATTTCAATTGCATTTCATTTGTATTCATCTTCTTTTGCATCTCTATAGCATTAATATATTGCTGTGCTAATGTTTTCTTTTGAACTACATATCTAAACCTCTCATAGTCCATATTCCACTTATCACATACTTCTTGGATTGATTCTTGTGTCTTTGGAATTTCATTAATTATTATTAAGGCTGTTTCTCTTTCCCTCGGTGAGACTGTTTTACATATTTGGTTTTTGGTTTTCCTTCCATTGCCTTTTGAATTTTGTGTCATATTTTTTTTATTTTTATATATTAATATTTTAAGATATTAAATTTAATTTTTTTGAAATTAATATTAATATTTTAAGATATTAAATTTAATTTTTTTGAAATTAAATTTAATTTCAAAAAAAAAGAGGTGAAAAACACCTCTTTTAAGAAAAATAAAATTTAAATATGCTTAATTACCATTATTATATATTTAATTTTGTAGGTCAAAATTAAAAAAATTATTTAATTTTGTAGGTCAAAATTAAAAAAAAGGATAAAAAATTTTTATCCTTTTTCCCATTGTAAAGAACTACACAAAAAACTAAAGATTTTCGTGTTTTCTTTGACTAAATATATAAACCAGCAAAAAAACATCTTATATATTATATATTTCATTTAATCTTGTAAATTTTACATTTATATCTTTATATCTTGGTTTTGGCCTGTAAAAATCATTAAACATTTTCATTGCTGCTCTTTTAAAGATTTCGGTGTAATATGGTAATGCCTTATCATATTTTTTTAAATTTATGTTATGCCAATTTTCATATAACTTTAAGAACCCCTCTGAATGAATGTCTTTTGAAAATTCTTCATCCTTATAACTATATTTTAATTTTAAAAATACATTATCTGCAATCTTAATTAACATTTTTCCCAACTCTTTGGTTGGATTACCTTTTCCTTTTGACAAAATTACTTGATATTGTAGTTCATTTTCTTCTATATATTTCATTTTTAGGGATTTAATCTAAAAACGGGTGTGTCAAAACAAAAGAAAATTAAGAATGAGCATAAGAAAAAAAAATTTAAAATTAAAAAATGACTAAAGATCGACACACCCATTTTTATTTTATATATATTTTTTATTTTTTGTTTAAATATTTTTTAATGTTTTTCATATATGATATAATTGAATTTAATTTAACTTTCTCTTCATATTCATATTTATCCTTATTCTTGCTTAAATAATTTGATATTTTTTCTATACTTGCCTTTTTTATTAACTTTTGGTCCCCTGTTATGAATATTGATTGTAAATCATTTAACACTTTTAAATGTGGTTTCGTTTCAAACTCTTGATTTTTTATTTCTGCTTGTAATTTTGCTATTTGTTCTTTCATTTTTTTATTTTTTTATTTTTATATATTAAAAAAAATTTTTGTTTTTTTTTTAATTTCTTTAAAAAAAAAATATATAAGTATATGGATGTTTTTTTAATCATTATGTTTCTGGTTTTTAGTTTTTTAATTTTAAATTTAATTTTTGATTATTTGAATTAATAATTTTTTAGTTTTAGGAATGTCAATGTTCATCAGGGTTTCAAGATATTTCATTATCCCTATTTTTTTGGGAAATTGAAAAATTTTGTTAGTTGGGTTGAAACAAGGCTTACGAATCCCCACAAAATAACACACCCCCACCCTACCAAGTTAAAAACTTCCCAAATTCACCAAAACCATTACAAAACTCCCAATTATCCCCAATTATTCAGAGTTTCAGAGCATTTTCATATTAAAATTGTTAAAAAGTATGGGATATTTTTAATTTGTAATTTGGGAGTTTGTTAAATTTGTAATAATTTTAATTTATAATTTTAGAGTTTGTAATAATTTATAATTTTAGAATTTTAGAATTTGTAATATTTTTAATTTATAATTTGGGAGTTTGGGAAGGTGTTATCTTTTTTAAAAAGGTGTTACCAATTTAAAATATTTAGAATGATTGGGGTTCATTAAGAAGGTGTCACCTTTTTTAAAAAGGTGTTACCAATTTAAAATATTTAGAATGATGTTATCAATTTAGAATATTTAGAATGATTGGGGTTCATTAAGAAGGTGTCACCTTTTTTAAAAAGGTGCTACCCTTACTGAATGGGGAAAGTGTGTTAATATTGAATTTTCAGGGGGTATGGTTAAGATGCCCATTATAATTAGATTTGATGAATATTACATTTTCATTTAATCATTCAATAATTTTTCATATTTAACATATTGAGTGATTAAAAACATAGCCATATTCTTTCATATTCTGTCTCTAATGGATTTAAATTATTAAAAGGTATGTAGGTGTCAAAAAGAAT